TTTACGGTGCAATCTGGCATGACGAGCATGGTTATCAATTTACTGCAACAGTTGGTGAAAAAGTATTAAACGATGACAGGTGGATTAAATTGTATAGAAAGCGAGTGAGAAATGACCGAAGCTGAAGAACTAAATGCCCTAGTCAAGTCATTCTTTGAGGACTACTTGGACTACCAAGAAGAGTCGGATAGCGGTCGAGTGTTTAACCCTATCCATATTAGTTGTACTAGGGTAATGATGGTTGAACCATTGGCTAAGTTGTTAATGCGTATGAAAGAATTATCAAAAGCGAAGGATAAATGACGCAATAAGGTCTTATTGGTTTATAAATGATGCAGAAATTAAACTATTAGTTTACTTTTAAGAAAGAAAAGATGAGTAGCTCTTTAATTATTTTGACTGGATTGATTTATTGTTATGTGGGAATTGATCAATTTATCAAAGGAAATGCTCCAATGGGAGTTACGTATTTATGCTACGCAGGTGCTAATTATGGCCTGTACATGAGCATAAAGTAGTTGACATTGTATTTTTGTGCAAGTATTATTTGAACTAGGGAAAATTTAAAAGGGAGGAAATATGAGTCAAGAGCAGTATCATCAAACGGTTGAACAGGGGTATCAATATTCAGAAGATCAACAAATACTTAAAGATCACTTATCTATATTAGAGAGAGAGATTGAGTATTATTTTTGGCAGAAATCAGTAATAGAAAAGAGCATTGCAGAAGCACAGTTAAAAATTAACAAGATAAAGGAAAAACTATGTCACTAACAGTTAGTGGTACAACAGGTGGTAAAAACTTTGAGAACTGCCCAGAGGGTACATTCGCAGCACGGTGCTATCAAATTGTAGATTTAGGGCATCAGACCGTCATTTGGGAAGGACAGGCTAGTGTAAAGCCGATTGTAAGGATTACATGGGAATTGAGTGAGAAAATGACCGATGGAAGACCCTTTGTCATCTCAAAAGAATACACGGCTAGAATCACCCCTAAATCGTCTTTAAAGAAGGATTTAGAGGCATGGCGTGGTCGTGCATTTACTGACCAAGAGTTAGCTAACTTTAGCCTAGAAAATGTCCTTAGTAAGCCTTGTCTGTTACAGGTGACGCATAAGAAGAGTGGCGATAAGTCCTATGCCAATGTCTCCTCGATTATGTCATTGCCTAAAGGTATGCCATGTGAGGAGTTGGTCAACCCTGCTGTAACATTTGATATTAACGAGTTTAATAAAGAAATCTTTGAGGCACTTCCTGAGTTTATCCGTAAGAAGATATTGATGAGTAAAGAGATGGAAGAGCGTCAGGTTCCTGTCAATGAGCCAGAGCCAGATGCTAAAGATGACGACTCGGAAATTCCTTTCTGATATGTCACATCAACCTCAACTTGATTTTGTAAAGAGCGTCAAGGACAAGTTCCCTAAGTATTTTAAGGAGGCTAAAGTCCTTGAGATAGGATCATTAAACATTAATGGTACGGTAAGAATATTCTTTGAGGATTGTAGGTACTTGGGGGTAGACTTAGCCGAAGGTAAAGATGTTGATTTAGTCTCTAAAGGACATGAGTTAACCTTTGCCAATAACTCATTTGATACGGTCATTAGTTGTGAGTGTTTTGAGCATGACAAACATTGGATACTGACGTTTCAAAGAATGTATGAAATGTGTAATGGATTAATCGTATTTACTTGTGCAACTGAAGGACGGCCAGAACACGGCACTTCAAGAACAAATAAAGCTGATTCTCCATTTACAGATGATTACTATTGTAATTTGACAGAAAAAGATTTTAGGGCGGTCTTTGACATAGATGATATGTTTAAAGAATATGGGTTTAGTGTGTATCGCAATACGTGTGATTTATACTTTTGGGGGAAGAAATGAAATATCTTTCTGTCTGTAGTGGTATTGAAGCAGCAACTGTAGCGTGGCATGACATGGGATGGACTCCTGTCGCATTTAGTGAGATAGAGAAATTTCCATCAGCAGTATTAGCACATCATTACCCCCATGTGCCTAATCTAGGGGATATGACTAAATATAAAGAGTGGAATTTAAATGAATCAATTGACATTCTCGTTGGAGGAACCCCGTGCCAATCATTCAGCGTGGCAGGTCTTAGAAAAGGACTTGAAGACCCAAGGGGAAACCTTATGCTCACCTATTGTGCAATTCTTGACAAGTTTAGACCCAAGTGGTTCATTTGGGAAAACGTGCCAGGTGTCCTCAGTAGCAATGGAGGAAGGGATTTTGGTTCCTTCCTTGGGGCGGTGGCAGAACTCGGGTATGGGTTCGCATATAGGGTGCTTGACGCTCAGTACTTTGGAGTGGCCCAAAGACGCAGAAGAGTGTTTGTTGTCGGATGTCTTGGAGATTGGCGAAGTGCCGCAGAAGTTCTTTTTGAGTCCGACTGCTTGCGAAGGGATACTACGAAGGGCATAAAAACGGGGAAAGAAATTACCACCTCTTTTGTACCAAGCCTTGCTAACTGCCTCCAAACAACAAGCAACGACTACAGTAGAGCCGATGGATTCAATATGATTGTGTATGAATCTCATCCTGCTGATAGCCGTATTAAAGAGATGGGCGATAACCAAGTTGCAGTTGCGTATAGCCTTCGTGAAGATGCTCAAGCTAATAACTTTAGTGCAACCGAATTACAAGTCAGTACGGCATTAAAAGCATTACAACCAAGCCCACAAAGTCATCATGCACAGACATTTGTGGCAAACAACATGGCAGTTCGCAGACTTACACCAACAGAGTGTGAACGCTTGCAGGGATTTCCAGACGGATATACAATGATTCCGTGGAAAAAGGGGGAATCACCAGATGGATTACGTTACAAGGCATTAGGTAATTCTATGGCGGTTCCATGTATGAAGTGGATAGGGGAGAGAATCAATGAAATTAACCAACAGACTTAACTTACCAGAACCATTGGTAAACGCAGTAAATAATCAATATTACTCAGCAGGAAGTAGTGACATTACTGTAACTACACTTATTCAACCACCTCTTATACGCAAATTGCGTATGGAGCATGACAATGAGATTGAAGAAGATGTTTCTAGTCGTATTTGGGCATTATTGGGAAGTAGTGTTCACGGTATCCTTGAGAACGCATTTAAAGGCACTACGGCACGAGTTGAGGAGAGGGTATATGCTGAGGTATTAGGATGGAAATTAGGGGGTCAGTTCGATGTTTTAGAGGGTTCTACGCTATCTGATTGGAAGGTTACTTCAGTCTATGCTTCAGACGGTAAAATAGAGTGGGAAAACCAACTTAATGTACTTAGATGGTTGTTGCATAAAAACAACACAACTGTAGATAAACTACAGATTGTTGCCATTTTTAGGGATTGGCGACCAATGGAAGCTAAGAAAGACCCTGAATATCCTCAGACTCAAGTACAGGTCATTGATGTCCCACTATGGGACTTAGATAAAGCAGAAGAATATGTATCTACTCGGATACAACTTCATCAATTAGCCGACCCTCCTGTGTGTACAGACGAAGAAAGATGGAGTACCCAAGAGAAATGGGCATTAATGAAAGAAGGTGGTAAACGTGCCACTAAACTCTTTGAGATTAAGCCTGAGTCCTGTGATAAAGGATATTTCATAGAACATCGCCCTAAAGAGCATAGAAGATGTGCAAATTATTGTTCTGTATCGCAGTTTTGTGAACATTGGACAGCAACTTTTTAGGTTACAATAACAATGGGGCGAAAACTATCACTCCCTCCCTCCCTTCGACAGACCCCCCTCTGTCAGATAGTGAGTAGCCCCAACTTTATAGGTGATACATGAAGACGTTAAAGATTATTGGAAAGCGATTTAAGATAGTTACTGACGCAAAGATGGAGGATCATGGGCAATGTGATAGTGCTAAGCACGTGATTACATTACAAGGGGGAATGACCAAAGCATTATTATTAGACACATTGATTCACGAAATAACTCATGCCGTTGACTATGAGATGAACCTAGACATGACAGAACGACAGGTTCATGGAGTAGGCTCTGGGTTAGCAGCCGTATTCTTTGATAATCCTAAGTTTATAGATTATCTCTATACCATTATCAAAGGTGAATAGCATGGCTAGATTAAATAATGCAAAATGCTCTGATGAACAATTTATTGAACTGTGGAATCAATTAAAGTCAGGTGCAAAAGTAGCAAAAGCATTAGAAATGAATGTAAGGGGGGTTATGGCTAGGCGACGAAGAATAGAAAAAACTCACAAAATATTATTAGTATCCGACGGCAAAAATTATCAACCCAATCTTCAAGTAGAACAAATCAAACAACAACTCAGTAGACGATTAGAAGAAACAAGACACAACGTCAGACGAGGGATTCAAATGGAAAGTGGTAGAGCAATTATCTTTTCAGATGCCCACTTTTACCCAGACACAGAAACAACTGCCTACCAAGCCCTATTAGAGGCCATTAAAGAATTTCAACCTGAAGTCATTATCTGTAATGGCGATGCTTTTGACGGAACATCGATCAGCAGACACGCACGAATCAATTGGAGCGATGCTCCTACCGTTGTGGAAGAACTTGAGGCAGTTAAGCACTATCTTGGTGAAATAGAGGGTGCTAGTAAGTTTAAAAGTAATTTAATATGGACATTAGGCAACCACGATGCACGATTTGAAACGTATCTGTCAAATAATGTCCCTCAGTATAGTGGCATAACGGGATTTAGCTTATCGGATCATTTCCCCACGTGGAAACCTTGTTGGTCGTACTTTGTTAATAACGATTGTCAAATTAAACACAAATGGAAAGGTGGTAAGTTTGGAGGCGCAAATAATACTCTTCATGGCGGTATACACATTGCCACTGGTCATACTCATGTACTATCTGTGGATGCCTATACAGACCATTCACCGATTTTTCAGAATGGTACACGTTATGGTATCCAGACGGGTACGTTAGCCAACCCAAAAGGTAATCAATTCATTGATTATTGTGAAGATAATCCAGTTAATTGGAGGAGTGGTTTTGTCTTGATGACTTGGCATAAGAGTCAATTACTAATGCCTGAGATGTTTCAGGTATGGGATGAAGAAGAAGGTACTGTTCAATTTAGAGGAAAGGTGTATACACCATGAATATAGAAATTACAGAGCTTATTGAAAACCCCGATGGTTCAGCCGACATTAAACTAGAGTTAGATGCTGATGCCCATAAGTATATTATCCAAGAGGGATTCATCTCCCTTGTCATTAAGGGTCTACAACACGCTAGAGAAGAAGCCCAACAAAAGGATGAGGATTAATCCCCTATCTGTTTTCCACCTTTAAGGTCGGACAAAGTTAATCCACCTGTGTATTGAAAATGAGCCATTTCTTTAAATGACTGCCATCTACCTGCCCATTCAAGACCTGCCTGTTCGCCTAGAACGCCAATATTATTCCATACTGGGTCATTGGTATTCCAATTAGGTTTTCCATTGATTAGGGGGACTATATCTACGGCACACTTATAGTTATGAAAACTAGAACCAGCAGGTGCATTAGTTACAATGTTACCAGGAGTAGTCCTACCTTGGGCATATAAAGCGGCTTGACTTTCAAAGTCTCGATATGTAGAAGTAACCAAAAGATCAATATTATGGGACTTACAATTAGCAATAAATTTTTCAACACGTTCTTTAACCTGTGGCAATAAGTCATCTAAACTCCTTGAATTAATCATTTTGACGCTACGCCATTAATTTTTTCAAAAGTACGCAAACCACCCATACCAAGCATACCCATCATCAATTGCCATAAGTTATCATCTAGTCCTGGCATTGGAGGTACAGTATACCCTGTTACGGTAGCGCCCCATGTCATCAAAGGCTTAAATAGATATTGATAGGCTAATGCTAAAGCACATACCCAACCAATTGCTGGCCTCCAACCTGCTACAAATGTAGATGAACTAGACGCTTCTGCTTTGTTTATTTCTAGTTGCCCTAGCATTTGGTCTAACTCCCCCTTAGTTTGCATTTCTAGGAGTGTAGCCTTGGCTTGTGCTGCCTGATTAGGGTCAGGAAAGAACTTATCAATTAATGTAGAGCCAAAAGAAAGTAATGCCGCAATAGGGAACATAATATCCTTTATTTAGTAACGATAATTCCAATAGTATGATTATACACGTAAGCTCCAAATGTTCCAAGAAGAGCAATTACTACCCATCCACCGATTTGGGCATATACTCTGTCTAAAACGGCTCTGCGTCTTTTTGACCGAGCTACCCACTCTTCTACGAACTGATGATGCTCCGCAGGGTATTTTTTCTGATTTTCAATATCTTTACGGATTTCCATCATACAGGTATGAATATCAGTAACTTTGTTACGGAGATCGTCTACTTCGGACATAAGTTGGGCTAGTTCAGTCATGGTTAAGTTGCTTGAGTTTGTGATGTTAATATTCCATTGGTAAAGGTCATGCTACCGTTAGCCCCAGCAAGCGTTAACTTAGCCGTTGTAATGGTTACAGATAATCCTGTATTTTGTGTAGCTATAGTACCCAAACCCAAATTAGTCCTAGCAGTAGATGCAGAACCTAAGTCTGAAAGATTGTTAGCTCTATATGCGTATGTAGTATCTGTTCCAGTAGCAGTAACTCCCAAATTAGTCCTAGCCCCTGATGCCGTACTAGCATTAGTACCACCAGATGCTATTCCAAGAGGAGTTCCTATTGATAGGGTAGTAAATGCTCCTGTAGAAGGCGTTATAGCCCCTATAGGCGTGTTATTGATACTATCCCCTGATAGGGCTACACTACCTATTGTTCCTCCTGATATAACCACGTTATTAGCGTTTTGGGATGCCATTGTACCCAATCCACCAGCCGTAGAAATGGCTGAATAAATACTATAGAGCCAATCCTTCCATTGACGACTATTAACGTCTTGGCCTACGTTAGGAGGGGGTTGTAACTTAGTTGCCATATTCCCAAGACTCACACCATCCATAGGATTGCAACTCAGGAATATCGTTCTCTAATCGTTCCCCAACATCATCCCTAACATTGATACAGTCAGGTATTTCAATCTTCTTTACATTGTCATAAGCGTTACTACACGCTTCAACGACTGTCTTACCAACACCATTGGCAACTAAGACATAATCACCTGCCGTAACGAGGCTAGGGAGCCTTACAATCTCTCCATCTACGTTCTGAGGGGCATCACCTATCATCACCTCACAAAGGGCGTAATCGTCCGATAAATCCATTGGTAAGCCATAAATAGGGAATCCTGTATGATCACGCCCTGTAGTCTTACTACGAGGATAGTCCCCAATAGGAATTACAATACCTGTAGCAATGTTCTTAGACACTTTGAGGGTGTCTTTACCCATAAGTAGGTCACACATCCAATCAGCAACTGAGCCTCTGTGTAGGGCTTGTTGAATGTTAAATAATGGCCATCCTGGTCGAGTAGTCCATTCTAATGGTCTAGGCTCACCTTGGTCATCAATAATAAAGGCTAAATCAACATAACCAGTATGACCAATATATACCAAATAGTCTTCAAAACGCTTAAGAGTTTCGTTGAAAAGGTTAGACTCAGTAACATAGCGTAGAACAGTACCTTGTTCACCTGTGTTACATCCATAATTACTACTCATAAGTTTCTTATGTTCAAAATTCTCACAAATCTTATCGGTAAATCCTGATGGGCCTATCCACCCACCAACAGCCACTTCAATTCCTCCCACGAATTCTTGGAGGATAAAATCACGTTTCTTACCCATTTCTTTCCAGCGTTCCAACATAAAGACCATATCTGCTGGAGATTTTGATACATACGACAGAGCCTTGTCAGCGTCACCTGATGGTTTGGATACATAGCGTTTTGGATTACCTTTCACAAATTCAATAGCAGAGGTATAGTCATGGAACTCATAAGAAGGCATCATCTTCAGACCTGCCTTTTTCATCACATCTAACCCATAATCTCTGTCTAGTTCTAACTTAGCTCCGAGAGCATTTGTCCCTAAAATAGGGTATCCATCTTCATGGAGTTTATTAATCTCACGCATCTGCCACGCATTATCAGACAGGACAATAAGGTCAGCCGATTTAGCATGAATCTGCCAATTTTGAACTTGTGGAATAAGTCCTTTACCAATCTTGGACAAAGAACCATCTGCATGAGGTTTCACCCATTGTTTAACAGTATGTCCTTCAGCAATGGCACGAACTCCAAAGTCTACTAATGCACCAGCAGGATCAATTAATAGTATGTTCATTCTTCCTCTACGGATGGTATAGCACCTGCAACACGACCTGCAACTTGTGCGTTAATGGATTGATAAACAAAGTTAATTGCTTTTAAGGATTTCTTATTTTTGGGTATGGTGTAATCTTTAGCGTCTGCTTCTGCAATTGCTAATGCCTTTTTACGAACATCTGCAATTTGTACTTTATTCATAATTCCTGTACTTTCCAATACAGGGACAATTCTATTATCAAATGTACTTACAACCTTATTAGGGGATAAATCTGTCAATATACTTTTAACAGCGTCAGGAACTAACTTACGAGCTTCAGGGTTTTGTCCAATGTACGTTGATAATGCTTTACGTTCTGTATCGCTAAACTTATCACTTAATAATATCTTTTGAAAAGCAACCCCAGGCTTAGAATCGCCAATAATGTCCTTGTACATAGATTGTGCCGTCTTATCTACAGACTCACTCCAAGTTCTTTGATTAGCCTCTAATTTAGGAATCTCTTTACCCAAACGCTCAACAGTAGCACCTGCACGTTCAGCCTTACCCATCAATTGAGATTGCCTCTCTCCGTATTGGGTAATCTGTTGTCTAAGTTCAGGAATCTTATCAATCCATCCATTCTTAGGATCAGATAACCATTTAGTAATTTGTTCAGGTTTCTCTAATTTCTGTACTTGACCTAAAGCATACTGAGTACCATACTTAGCAGCTTTTTGTTCATTACCACCTAATTGTTTGACCAATTCATCATATCCAGCCCTAGAATTAAAGAACTGTTTAGGAACGTCAATACCCTTAGTTTCACTAGAAAGAACCTTCTTACCAGCTTTTGTGTCCCAAGCATTTAATAATTCAGACTTCTCAGAATACAATCCTTTAGCCTCACCAAACTTAGGCTCCCATTTATAGATACCACCAACCTCTTGTCCACGCTCACCAATACCTTCAGTAAGCGTCTTACGAATCTCTCTAGCCTGATTAGCACTTAATGCTTTAGCCCCTTCAGTTTCAATTCCGTAATTAGCCTTATCGCCTAATACACGAATCCAAGAATCAACGGCATTAATATCTTTAGGAGAAGATACTGTTTTCGTTCTTTCAGGTTGTAATGTCTTTAATTTACCAGCAGGTACGGTAACTTGTTTCTCACCACCAGTATAAATGTCATTTAATATACTAGTAATTTCATTTTCTTGAGCTTTAGTAAATTCACCCTTTTTAATTCTACTTAACCAGTATTGTTTAACTGCCTGACCACCATCAGAAGTCTGCCAATAATCACCTTGTTTTTGTCTAGCCCTAGCGGACTCAGTAGCCTCATCTAGTAACTTCTTATATTGTCCTGCACGTTGTTCAATAATAGGATTCTGAGTAGCAATAATCTCACCCTGTAGATTAGAACCAAAACGCTCTTCATCTAATGGTGCAGAAACACCACTCTTTTGTCTTTCAATATCCTGTAACGCTTGTTGTTGCGCTCTTTGTTGCTCACTTTGAACACCACGTAACTTTTCAATTCGTGCTTGTTCTAATAAGCGTTGTTGTTCAGCATCTTGTAATAATTTTAATTGTTTTAATGCCACGCCTTCTTTAAGTGATTGGTCTAAAATTTTACCTGCATCACTATTAGCACCAATACCCATTAATTTTCTAGCCGATTCTATAGCATCTTTTCTTAATTGAGATGCACGAGCCTCAACAGGGTCTGGCAGCATACCTTTTAATAAATATTTAAGTGGGCTTCTTACAACAAGATCAATTGCCTTTTCAGGTAATTCAGCAGCTAATTGAGTTAATGGTGTTGCCAACATACCAGCACCAACTTGATATTCTCTACCAAGACCCATTGCAGATGCAGTTTGTTCTGCTGTTTCACCCATAGCAGATAATCCACCTGCGGCATAAACTCCACCTGGAGTAATTTTTTGTGCTAATTCACCTAAACCAACTAATGATCCTCCTATTGCTTTAGCTCGACTACTAGGCATCCCCATTAATTTTGTACCACCAGCTACCATAGGTGCGCCCAATGCTTTTGCACCACCTGCAATCAAAGAACCAGCTACACCTGTTTCACCAACCTTAGCTAATCTTTCACCAAGCCCTGCTTCTTGAGGAGTTCCTTGACCAAATAGGGTTTCCGTACTTGGTAATGCTTTATATGCAGACTCAGCAGCTTTTGTAAGCATTGGGCCAATACTTACGCTTGCTTTAGGTTCTTCTTTAGGTGGCTTTGATGCAGAAACTAAATCACTAGGTGGTGACATCAAGTCAGAAGGTGGGGCATTGCCATCAATTAAATCTGATGGAGGAGACATTAAATCTGATGGAGGTTTTGCCATTTATTTTGATTCCCATGTACCATCAGTTTTTTTCCACCACCATTTTTTCTGTGATGGGCTATATTGAGCAGTCGGAGGAACTCCACTTGGTATTGTAGGAATTTCAGATGGTTTGTTTTCAGTTGGCTTAGTTTCTGTAAGAGGTTTTTTTGTTTCAACAGAATCTTCATAAACAGTATCAAATTTCTTTTCAAGAGTTTTAAGTCCTGGATAAATTTCCTGTTCTAATTTGTTACGTTTCTGAAAATCCTGTTGGACGCCTTTCATGCGGTTTTTCAATTGTGAAGCGTTCAAACCTCTCCATCCATACAAAGGCTCTAATATCTTTTGTTCTTGAGCTGTTAATGCTTTACCTCCAATACTGAATTCATAGGCTTGTATACGTGCCAACTTTTGAGATAACTCTGGAAAATTTTGTTGTAAATTAGAAATAACTTGAGGAGTAAATTGAGTAGCAGGAGTAATAAATTTAGAGTATTTAGGATTTTCTAACATAGATGAAATATCATCAATTGTTTTGATAGATTGATAACGTGCAATATATGATTCACGCTCATCTTTAGTTTTAGGAAGACCTTTAATTGGAGCATCTGATCCGCCACCTTCACCACCAGCACCTTTAGAAAGTAATTGTTCTAATCTTTGCATTTTAAGATCGTCTTTACGATCTCTAATAATGTCTCTATGCTCATCACGTAGTTCTTTATTTTGTTTACGTTTATCTTCTTCACGTCTACGTAATTCAGTTTCAATCTTTTGCTGAACTTCTAATGGAGCCATTGCTGCAATCTTCTTCATGTTCTCAGGACTATACTCAGTAGGAAATCCTTTAGGAATAGGAAGACCATTATTCTCCCACGCCTTTACTACATTGTTCCAATCATTTTGGTTAGAAGCAGTTGCCAATCCATACAAAGCATTGTTCTGTTCTTTTTGAGCCGTAGCTTTAGCATCAACTTGATACCTTTGTCCATTGTTTAACATTCTACGACCCTCTGCTAAAGTACTAATTTGCTCCTTAGACCCAGGCTCCATATATTTAGATTGTTGAACTAACTTTTGACCAAGTGCTATTTCTTGTTTGCTTTGAACCAATAAATCATTTACTTGACCAGCAACAGTAGGCAATCCATTTTCATCAGTTAATTTATATCCTGCCCCTAATATATTTTGAGACATTTCCGCTAATTCAGAGGGTTTACCTTGTTCAGCCTTTAATTCTTTTTGTTGTTCTTCTAATTGTTGCTTCTGTAAAACCATCTTTTGTCGCTCAACACCCAACTTCTGTTGTTCAACATCATAGGCTTGAGGAGCCATTTCACCCTTACGCATAGCACCGTATGGGTCAAAAGAAGTGGCTAAAGAGAATAGTTCTGATCCTAGTGCCATATATTATCCTACTGGAGATGGAGATGATTGATTATAGGCCTGATACAAATTATACAAAGCAGGTAATGCAGTACCAGAGCCTTGTGCAAAAGCCTGTGCGCCACCTAATGTACCGCCTAGTTGACCTGCTATTAAATTACCTTGAGCAGTAGCTCCTGCAGCAGGAGATTGATTAGCACCACTTAAAGAAGCTAATGTACCTAACTGTTGTTGGTAAGTTTGTCCTGCTAATTGTTGCCCAAACTGTTGTCCTTGTAACAATGCACCACCTGAAACTAATCTGCCTTGTGCTGCTTGTTGTGCTTGTTGTCCTTGTAGACCTTGAGCTAAGTTAAATTGGTAACCTGGAGTTTGAGTAACTGTATTAGGGTCACGCATTAGTTCAGATAGTTGTGCTGCATATCCTGAACGATAAGGTGAGAATGGGTCAGCCCCTGGAACCATATTACCTATCTTTTGCCCTGCCATTAATGAGCCTATACCACCTGCCATTTGACCTAATCCACCAATGATAGGAGCAGCATTCTTAGCACCAGCTAAAATTCCTGCTAATGAAGGTAATGACATACCACCACCAGCAACCTGTTCAGCACTAGTCATTCCAGCAACTGCGCCAGAACCACCTAAGTCTAAGCCTGACACCAACCCTTCACCTGTAATTGCACCAAGTTGTTCTGCTCCAGTCATACCAGCAACCGCACCAGCCCCACCTAAATCAAGACCTGTTAAACCTGCTTCTGTAGCTGCGGCACCACCTGCTTCGGCTCCTGCAAAAAGTTCTGCACCTGTTTCTGCTGCTGCTGTGAATCCCATAATTTATCCTATTCTGTGGCTTTAGCTACTTATTATCTTAGTGAACACTCGTTCAGTTTCTTTATATCCTAGACGGTCAAATATTACACCTACATCGTGGTGTGTCTTAGTGTTCATTGCGACCCTTTGGACACCATACTTCTTAAGGATTTCCTCAGTCTTTATAAACAATTTTACACCAATTAGACCCTTTCTATACTCTTTAGCTATATAAAAAATGTCATTTAATGCCGTCAGGCTGTCTTTATAGTGCAAATGGTACTTAATAATACAAACACAATATCCAATTAATTTATCGTCATCTCGTGCCGTAATAATCTTTATCATCCCTGCATCGCATAATCTCTTATACGTATCATAATCAGGGTTTAGTTTAATCACATCTTTATCGTTGGCAATTTCGTCATAGTGCAAATCAAACAATGGTTTAATCTCACCTATTACATCGTCATAACTCTCTTCTTTGTACGCTATCATAAATCCCCCTTTTCTATATCACATTCAATATATTGTAGTCTTAAAGGTTCATTATCTGTGTGAAAAAAATCAAATGAACGTCTACGACCTTGACCACCACGATGAACCTGTGACTTAGGTGTACTTAAGTCTACATTTTGCCATTCTGAGTAATCATTGTAATCGTTACTTGTCCATCGTAAAAGAGCATACGAATCTACCTTATCGCCTATAATCTGCATCTCACGCCAAAATTTACGTAAATTATCACCACCATCAATTAATGGCGTTCTGGCAAATACATAAATAGGATTACCATCATCTTGATATACGGATGGGTCAAAATTATAGACTTTACCGTTACTCTCATGCTGAAGCAAATCTACTCCATTAAAGTTATTATAGTTATAACAACTAAAATACTTTTCTACGTTATTTTCTACAGAACTCCAATATGTCCACCCATGTTGAGCAAAGTCATATACAAGAGTTGTATTAAGGTCTTTTAAGGTCAATACATAGAAAGAATGTCCTGAAATCTTCACGCTAAACGCATACGCATTACTTGGAGTACAACGGTTTAATACTCTTTCAATATATTGATTAGAAATGACTTGGGGGCTTAATCCTGCTAAAGCCATAATCTGATAACCTTTTTGTGCGCTTGTAGACATCCAAACGACAGTATTATCCATTTGCACCATTGTATGACCTTCAGCACAACCAAATAGCAATACGTTATTCTGATACGGTAAGAATGGGCTACCAGGTGATGTACCTGCGTCATAGAAAAACTCTACTGTTTGTGACCCCAATAATAGTACATAGTTTACTGTTCTTGAAATACCTACTAATCCATCAGATTCAGAGACTGCCCCAATATAGTTAATTGCTTGCCATGTGGTAGGATCTTCTACGTTAGAGTTATACATCAGTCCTGTTGAGTCAGCAACCAAATAATAACCATCTACAAATACTGCGCCTGTAACAGTAGAGGTAGGATAGTTCGTTGTAAAAGTAAGTGTTACTGTGCCACTAGCCGTTGCGTTAGCCGATAAAGTTAAAGTAGTACCAAATACGGTTAAGACATACGTGCCTGCAGCAATACCTGTTCCTGATACATTTTGACCTGCCTGTATAGCTGGATTAGAAGCCGATAGAGTGACTGTAGGAGTCCCTGATACCGTAGTACCAGATTGTGTTGTAATCGTGCCTGTAAGGTCTAATATCGTGCCTGATGCGATGGTATAGACATAACCTTTTACTTTGTTCTTAAAGAATACTTGTGTTTGATCTAAAGTCTGTATGAAGTCATATTTATCGGTGCCATCCACAGTACCTTTTGAAACTCCATTGTCATAGAACGTAGTTCCAACAATAGTAAATAAGTGAGTACCAACGGAATAGATGCCATTACCAACTCCTGCTGTTAAAGTTTGATTCGTGGATAATCCTGGACGTTTGACAATAGCAGTAGATTCACCTTTTTCAATTTCAATGACAGCATTACCTGACTTAGCATCTTTTGTCAAAGTACCATCACGAGTCGAGATATTATGCCCAATTGGGACTCGAATGATTGGCATTATCTAAACCTTGTTTCAGGCATAAACATAGTAGAAGCCTCTTCTTGACTCCAATCTAACATCTCTTCTAACATCATCTTAGACCTCATGGCTAACTCTTGACGGATACTAGAAGATACTCCATACTCCATAGCAACTTGGTCGGCTAATCCAAACTTGAGTAAGTTATACCACTCATTAGGAAACTCAGGTACAGAAGTTGGGCCTGTAATATCTGAGATAGGTAATTGAACTTGTAAATGAATAGTGTAAGTCGAATCAAAAGGTGTGTTGTAAACATATAATACGCCATTGGTCAATTGAGGGTCATAGTAACATTGGTTAGGGACTCCTTGAGAAGGCTTATACCCTTGTTGCATATATTCCTGTCTACTAATGACTTGTAGGGTTGTATCATTGCCTGTTGAGCTACGAATAAACGCCATGACCACTCGTAATGGTCGATCAGTCACTACATTACCTGTTGGGCCTAACGTGTACGTTGTTTGTCCTGCAACCATAGGGACTTGTAAGTCCTCTACCTTCCATAAGGGTAATCCCTTTGTTTGTAATTGTTTAATGTATAGGTTTAATGCTTCTGCACAGTTTTGATAATCAGAAGGAGATGGGTTATCACCAGCACCAACGACCCCTAAAACTCGTAATGAGGCATTAATAATCTGATCTCTAGTAACTGTGTAAGTAGCCGTCATAACTTCAATATCCTATAATTTTGATAAACAACATACGCATATAAAACATCAATTACTCCAATAACTAATGCAATATCTTTTAATATCCATGCTATTCCACAAATACCGACCTTAGTAATCATCAACGCTTGAACCATTCCTATTTTACTAAATAACCATGCCATCAAACCATTAGCTTCATGTCCTTTGTCTTGATTAATACATTGAATTGTTGTCCAAGCATCACCAAATTGGAGTGCTACAAATAGTGCGAATAGTATGTAATTGATCATAAGTTTCCTTTAAATTTCTACAAACTTGCCAATACTTCCATATCCCAAAACTAAATATTGTTTTGATACATTTGTTGCAATACTAGAAGCAATTCCGCTACTCATTAAAGATGCGTCAATCGTTACCGTACCAGCACCAATGTTGCTAATCATTAAAGTCATGCCTGGAACACGATTTGTAATAGTAGTCAAATTAAATCCACTAGCGTTAAATACAGCAAATTTGTTTGCTGACCGTAAATCTAAAGTGGTTGCTGCGGCTATATACTGACACGCAGCAGTTTGTCTGAC